CAAGAGTTTCGTATTGACGGTAAGTTAACACGAAATCACTACCAATTAAAGTAGTACCAGCAACTGTGTGGTCAGAGAAACCTGCAGTTGGAGAATAAGTTTGCAAATCTACGTTCAAAAAGATTGCTCCTTCTTCGTCACAAATATCGTTGAATCTAGCAAGACCAGATCCACCTTTTTGACCGTACTCAACAATACCTTTACCGTATTTCTGAGTTACAATGTTAAACGGTAAAGAAGCACCAGACTGAACTTGTGCAGAAGAAACTTGTAGAGATGCTAAGAACTCTTCAGTATCCATTTCATTACCATTTGCACCTACAATTTTACCTTGTCCAGTTTTAGTGAAACCAGTTACTTTTAAAATTACACTACTTACAGATGTACCAGTTGCGATTGTTACTGCATTACCTTCAGCACCATCTGCAAAAGTGTGTAGAGAAGTACCAGTTAAAGATGCGGTAGTGTATGCTCCTTTTGAATAATCGAAAAGACCTTCAGAAGCGTCATCACCATCTTCGTAAAAACGATCATAAAGGCTTCTTGCGTTTGCACCATAACCTGCAGTTACTGCATCGGTGGTGTTAGGATATCCAAACGGTGCATAGTGTGCTCCAGCATTTCTGTCTTGGATTTTAGGTACAAAGTAGAACAATTTACCGATAGGTAAGTTCATTGCTTGTACAGACACGATGTCGTTTGCTAATAATTTAGAGAAAACACGACGGATAATTGGGAAAACAACAGTCTCGAAAGAACCAGAAGCATCAGATACTGCTGCTTCGTTGATTAAGTAAGACGCTTGGTTTTCATACAATTGCGCGATGTTATCTTTTTGATGGCCGTCAAGACCTTCTAGGAAACCTAAGTTATCCCATTTTTTGATGGTATCTTCTTTGATAACACGTAGGTGCTTAAGACCGATGTTACCAACCATACCTGATTCTAATAATGCTCCCATTTCTATTTTGGTTTTTTTTGGTTTTTTTTATTTTATTATTTTTATTTTAATTTACCCATCAAATCTTTCATTCTTTTAAATTGTGGGTTTTCATATGCTTTTGATTCTGACAACACTTGTTGTGAACTTGAGCTTTGTGGGGTTGAAGAAATTCTTTTAGCCACACTTTCAGTAACTGGATTTTTAACATCCAATTCAGATTTAATTGTATTAAATAAATTTTTAGATTCGTTCATTGTTGAAACAGAATCAAATCTTTTTAAGATATTTAATTTTTCTTGTTTTGTTGTTGAATGTTCTGTGAACAAACGAGTTGCGTAGGCAAGATTTGCATTAAATACCGCTACTTCATTAAGTTTTTCTTTAAATAACACTAATGCTTTCTTGTATTCAGTATTTTGCTTTTTCAAAGTTTCAACCTCTTCGTTGATACCAAAAACACCAGATCCTGCCTTATAGGTTTTCTTACTTGGTATTCCTGCTCTATTGAATCCTGCCTTATTTCCATGAGGGTTTGATTTAGTTCTTCTGGCTTCTGTTGCTTCGATTTCTATTTCATCACCTTCAGCTACTTCTTCATCATCACCTTCTAACTCGATTTCATACATGGTTTCTTCAACTTCGGAATCCATTGCCATGTCCATGTCCTCATCCATTTCGATTTCGTACATGTTTTCTTCTTCAATTTCAGATTCCTCTTCTTCATCAAGTTTAATGATGTACTCATCACCATCCATATCCAATCCAATTTCATTTCCGTCTTTTTTAACAACAATACCATCTTCAGGTTTCATTGCCTTAAAAACTTTGAGGACTTCATCGTCGGATGCACCAGTCATGTCCATAACATCTTCATCAGAAGACATGTCATCGTCCATTCCCATTTCGTCATCCATTCCCATTTCGTCATCCATTTCCATTTCATCTTCATCTTCTTCGGAATCCATAGAATCGATGCCTTTCATTGGTTCTTCATTATCGAGGTCGTCCATATTTTCATCATCACCCTCATCTTCAGACTCTTCACTGTCTTCATCTTCTGGTTGTTCTGACATATCTTTTTCCTCTTCTTCAGGAAGATCTTCATCTCCCTCTTCTTCTGACTCCTTTAGCAATTCATTAAGTTCTTCCTTCATTGTTGAAGCAAGTATACCTTTTGCATTTTGCTTTACTGC